CCCAAATACTAAGATAGGAAAAGAATCAAAGACTACCTATGCCGATTGGTGTGACAGATATAAGTTTGAATATTCTGATTTGAATATACCAAAGAAGTGGTTTGAATAATGGATGATGATGAACTGACAGACGAAATGTTTGAGATTATAAAACGCATAGCAGATGTGTATGAAAATCTTCCAGCAGAGTCCGTAGCTATTATTATGACACGTAAAGTAATAGGTAAACCAGAAGAACACGATGAAGATGGTAATGTAGATACTTCTCTGTTAAAAGAACAAGTTTCAATTAATGTAATTGATAATCTTGATACTGGTTCTGATGATAGCATGGTCTTCTATTTGACTCACGGTTTAATAGAATTAATTGGAGAAAACTTTGAGGAAGTTATTGAACTAGGAGAGAACAGGGTCAATCAGTTAATTTTAAATAAACTCGCAGAAGATGAAGAAGGAAATAGAAACTTTCTTAAAGATAATCCTAGTACAGATGCTACGATTATAAAGTTTTCTGATTACAAGAAAAAGCTACATTAGAATGGAAGGAGTACTTACAAATGAGAGATGAGGTATGGGAACATGTTAATAGCCCAGATCACTACAATAGTAACACAATAGAAACTATTGATTTGATAAGGGATAGTATGGAAACAGAAGAGTATAGGGGATACTTGAAAGGAAATATTTTTAAGTATGTTAGCAGATATCGTTATAAGAAAAAAGAAAATCCCCATGAAGATTTGCTAAAGGCACAATGGTATCTAAATAAACTTATAGAGGATATGGAGAATGATGGGCAAAAGTGAGACGATACAAGATAAGCTACACATCTTTCATCGTGCCTTTAATCATCCAATTGGTCTTAAATATCCTGTTCCTTCTGCTACTGTTGATGGTGAAAAGAGTTTAAGAAGGACGCTCATACAGGAAGAATTTAAGGAGTTGATGTATGCTATCAGCAATGAAGAAGATGATGAAGTTCTTAAAGAATTGTGTGATCTGGTCTATGTGTGCGTTGGCTTTGCTGTCACTTACGGGTGGTCTTTTGATACTGCATTTAATAGAGTACATCTTTCGAACATGTCAAAGCTTGACGCAGAAGGCAATCCACTATATAGAGAAGATGGTAAAGTGGTTAAGTCTGACCGCTATGAACCACCGAAACTAAGCGACTTAGTACGATGATATATCCTATTGTTTTATCATTTTTGATGCTTTGGTTTATTTCAGTAATGTGGATTTCTTGTGATGTTATATTTTAAAGGAGGATGGTATGGAAGTACCAATTAATCTTGTGAATGATATTGTTAATTATCTCGCACGTCAACCGTGGAGAGAAGTTGATAATATGATTAAGGGAATAGTGCAGGCTCAGGCAACAGCGAATGCAGAACAACAGGAGCTACCCTTAGATGATACCGACTGACTACCAAGCGTTTATTCACCAGTCACGATATAGTCGCTGGCTCGATGAGGAAGGGCGCAGAGAGACATGGGAAGAAACCGTTACGCGGTTATTAGATTTCTACAATGATTTCCTGACTAAGAAGTACGGGTTTACTTTTGGTCCTGATCTTCATGAAAATCTATATGATGCTATTGTAAACATGCAGGTTATGCCTAGTATGAGAGCAATGATGACTGCTGGCTCTGCTTTAGCGCGTAATCATATTGCTGCTTATAATTGCAGTTACCTACCAGTAGATAGTCCACGGGCTTTCGATGAATGTCTTTACATATTAATGCACGGGACAGGTGTTGGTTTCTCTGTTGAACGAGACTATGTTAATCAACTTCCTCCTGTACCAGATACAGTTGAGTCGAGCGAAACGTGTATTGTTGTTAAGGACAGCAAAGAAGGATGGTTTAGAGCATTTAAGGAATTGATAAATTTGCTGTACGCTGGTCAAGCTCCCCGTTGGGATGTATCAGAAGTACGCCCAGCAGGTGCCAAATTAAAAACATTTGGTGGAAGAGCTAGTGGGCCGGGGCCGTTAGAAGAGCTATTTAAGTTTACCACAAAAATGTTTACAGATGCAGCGGGACGTAGGTTGAGTACCTTAGAGTGCCATGACCTTATGTGTAAAATCGCTGATGTAGTTGTGGTAGGCGGTGTTAGGCGCTCTGCGCTGATAAGTTTATCCAATCTTGGTGATGATCGTATGAGACGTGCCAAGAGCGGTGACTGGTGGCTTAGTGAACCTCAACGTGCATTCTCTAATAATTCTGTTTGTTATACAAACGGATTGGATACCGGATCATTCATACGTGAGTGGGCCTCTTTGTATGAAAGCAAATCTGGTGAAAGAGGTATCTTTAATAGACAAGCAGCACAGAAACAGGCTGCAAAGTATGGACGTAGAGACGCTGACATCGATTATGGAACTAATCCGTGTAGCGAAATTATACTGCGTCCTAAACAGTTCTGTAATCTTAGTGAGGTTATTGTATCTTCAGATGATACACTGGAAACATTAAAGTACAAAGTTGATAAGGCTACCATCTTAGGTACGATACAATCATGCTTTACAAACTTCAAAGGTCTTGGACGGCAGTGGACTAGAAATACAGAAGAAGAAAGATTACTGGGTGTAAGCCTTACTGGTATTCTTGATAATGAGATATTAGCAAATAAGACAGATGATGATCTTCCTTCTATACTCTCTGAATTACGTGAACATGCTGTTAAGGTTAATGCTAATTTCGCTAAACGTCTTGGTATAGAGCCAAGCGCGGGTATTACATGCGTTAAGCCCAGCGGTACAGTAAGTCAGCTTGTGGATGCTGCATCAGGCATACATCCCCGTCACTCTGAATATTATGTACGAACAGTACGGGCTGATAAGAAAGACCCGTTAACTGTGTTTATGACACAAGCAGGATTTCCTGTAGAAGATGAGAAGGATAAGCCTGACTCCACTGCTGTATTCTCATTTCCGATTAAGTCTCCTAAAGGAGCAATTACACGTCACGATTTGTCGGCACTTGACCACTTGAAGATTTGGCAAATATATGCTGAACACTGGTGCGAACATAAACCCAGTATTACAGTCAGCGTCAAAGAGGATGAGTGGATGGAAGTAGGTGCCTTTGTGTATGATAATTTTGATACGATGTCAGGTGTTAGTTTTCTTCCTATGTCTGAACACATTTATGAACAGGCACCTTATCAGGATTGTACAAAAAAAGAATATGAGGCATTACTGAAGCGTATGCCTAAGAAGATAGACTGGAAAGGTCTGTCTGAATTTGAGCGTGAGGACAATACTATTAGCTCTCAGACGCTAAATTGCACGGGAGACGTATGTGAGGTGGTGGATCTTGTCTAAAATAGGCGATTTCCATCTGCTGGGTCGTACAGCCCCGTACAGCGGAAAGTGCCTCTCTCTGGTGGGTTACCCTATGGAGATACTACAAGAGCCGCTGTATGGGCCTCACAGGAAGCCTTTTTTATGTAAGGAGTACACATATCAGTAAAAAAGTAGCAACATTGTTGAGAGTACACATCGGACTGGATGATGAAGGATTTATTCGCGTATCAAAGGATACTGTAGATACAAATAAGCTACGTGATTTATTTGAGGAGGAACTTCCAGAATGGGAAGATGCGGATGTGGTTGTTCGCTATGCGGAACATGTGCAAAAAAATATCGCTGAACTATTGAAGGACAGCGAAAAAATGTTTAACCTTACAGATTTATTTTAAGTTGACATTATCTTAGATATAACCCAGATTACAGCGCCTCCTATAACGCCCAGAACGGAAGCAGCACCGAATACAAGTGCTCTGTCGTGTTCTAGTTTTGATACACGATTTGCTGTTTCCTTCATCATCTCTTCAAAGCGGTGATTCTCATCTAATATACTATCAACTTTACTTTCTAATCGTCCAAGTACACGGTAGATTTCTGGGTCATCGTTCATCATCTGTTATCCGAACAGCCTTCTCATCTCTTCGCGTTCTTTTTGTTTCTTTTTTCGTTGTTCTATACTTTGGAGTCTTAATGGATCAGTAGGTGATACCCTTTTTTGTTCACGTAATATCCTTTTTTCAGATGCTTTATCTGCTCTGGCTGAAGCCATTTTATAAGATTTAGCAGAAGGAGCACCATGCAAAACAATATGATTATAATCTTCTTCACTTATGCCAGCTAATCTAGATGCTTCTATTCCCATAAATTTCGAAAGAGTTCTAATACCTTCCATATATTCAAGTGGTTTTGCTGTAGCTTCATCAATTGCCCATTTTGTTCTTTGCTCAATAGGCACCATCTTCATAAGCGCATATCCGCCATCAGGATCAGTTAGAAGTTCTTTCATCATATTAACATATTGTAATCTCATATGTTGAAGAGTTAGTTCACCAGCAAAATACCTAAGAGATAAAACACCACGAGCTATAGCGAAACCTCTTGCCATCCAGCTAGAAAGTCTATATGGTGTAGGAAGACCTTTTACCATTTCCTCCATTGCTGTAGATGTAGCAAGTATGCTTTCATTTTCCAAAACTTGATCAAGCATCTTATTTGTTTCATCACTAAGGATTTTCTCACGAATGTGTTTTGTCTTTTCAAGTTTTTTTGAAAAAGCATTAAAATCTATCATTTCATCCATGATAGGAACTCGTTCACCGAGATCATTTGTAGTATCTATAATACGTTTTTTACCAGTTAATTTTAAAGAGCTATCAATTATATCTTGATAATAGTATACTCTTATTTTTTCTAGCATCTCTTTACCAATTTCTCTT